AACTAAAAAGTTTGGTACTTATATATGATACCAATACTCTTGGTAACAATCGGATACCTTTATTTATACAGTGTTTCAGGAACAAACTATGTATCTGCGGCCGACGCTAGAAAAATGATAAAATCGGGAAAAATTAATGCGATTGTTGATGTTCGCACAAACTTTGAATATGACAGGGGACACTACCCCGGTGCCATTCATTTACCGGTCACTTCAATGAACGAAAAAACGACCAAAAAATTACCTAAAACTGAAATACTCGTCTACTGCAACACGGGACAAAGGGCGCGTGTTGCGGCAGAGAAACTTGTATCACTTGGATTCAAAAATATATATTATATTTCCGGTCTATACAGCACTTTAATGCCCCGATGATCCAAAACCACGTTCACCACGTTTCGTCTCTTTCAATTCATCGACTTCTTCAATAAGTGGTGTTTCACACTTCTCCAAAATCAATTGTGCGATTCTATCGCCTTGTTTAATTTCAAAGGATTCACTCCCGTGATTAAACAAGATAACCTTCAATTCACCCGTATAATCTGGGTCAATTACACCGGCTCCCGTTTGGATACCGTGTTTTACACTTAGACCCGATCTCGGTGCGATACGCCCATATACACCTTTGGGGATCGTTGCACAAATACCCGTACTTACAATACCACGTTCGCACGCATTAATTGTCATGTTTTCAATACTGTATAAATCGTACCCGACCGAACCAGGCGAGGCGCGCGTCGGTAAAGTGGCGTCGAGAGTTAACCGTTTAATTCTGAGTGTTTCCATGTTTTATTATACTATGTTCAATTTCTTTAAAACAATTTAAAAAATTATGATGTATACATATAAATGAGTCTGAAGATTATTATGGGTAACATGTTTTCGGGAAAAACGTCCGAACTTATCAGACGTTTAAAACGATACAAAGTTATCGGTAAACGTATTCTCGTCATAAATTCAAAAAAGGATACGCGTGCCTCCGAGGACGTTTTACGCACACACGATAATGCCCGTTTAGAGTGTATAAAGACAGATATACTCGACGATGTTGATTTTTCAGACGTCGATGTTATAGCCATCGACGAAGCTCAGTTTTTTACGGGACTCAAACAGTTTGTCGAAAAGGTTCTCGACTCGGGTAAAACTATTTTACTCGCGGGACTCGATGGGGATTATAAACAGAGAAAATTTGGCGAACTCATAGATTGTATCCCTCTCGCCGATAAAGTGTTTAAAATATCGGCGATGTGTATGGAGTGTATGGACGGAACACACGGTCCATTTACGAAACGTATCGTTCAAAACGATGAACTCGAACTTGTCGGGGATCATAACATGTATAAAGCTGTATGTCGAAAACACCTTTAAAACCGATTAATATCTAAAATGAGAACGACGCGTTTACCCGAATCTATTTTTTCGACACTATGGTATCTCGCATGATCAAACAGTATATATTCACCCGGTTCGTGTTTATGAAACTCAAACTCTGTATCAAGATTACTCGTCCCTTCGAGTGTTAAATGGTACCGTAACTGTAAATTACTTTCGGCGCGGTGTGCCGGTATAGATATAGGTCCTTCCATGACTGCAATCATGGCACGATCGATACACGGAATTGTTTTTAAAAATGCGTCCGTTTTTGGAAAATCACTTATTTTATGGTAATAATACGTCTCGTTATACGCGAACCACGGGTCAATGTCGTGAAAATTATATTTCTTTGCATTTTTATATACTGTATCATATTCATTTTTTATATCAAAAAAGTGTTTTTGTATACGCCAAAGCCCACTAAAATCGTCGACTGAATAGTGTGGTTTATAAAAAAATAAATCAATCAGCGAATTTCGTATACCAATCAGTGGACGTAACGGTCTTTGAAAATAAAGTCGATCGATAGGGTTTTTGAAATAATCGTGTATGAGTAACATGATTGGTATCATAAAAATCCACATTTTTTTATAACAATATAATAAATGCCGGGTTATAAAGGAAAAGAATATTACGCACCAGTACAAGACGATAAAATTAATACATTAGACAAAAGGTTTATCGGTTTGACGAATACTCAAATAGGTCTATTTGCATTACCAGTCACTGTTACACTCACGACACTTGTTATAATTATCCTGAATAAAAGGGCCAGACGAGATCCAGTCGTATACATATCATTAGCGATTGGATTAATTCACTTGTACCATCACTATACACTCGCGAGATTACAAAATAAATATGTTAAATAAATATATATGCGTGTCAAATTAAAAAAAAGTTCACGATTTAATAAAAAGTTTAGTGTTACCTTTGAAAATGGGAAAACGGTCGATTTTGGTGCCAAGGGGTACTCGGATTATACGAAACATAAAAACCCCGAACGTATGCGTTTATACGTATCACGTCACGGAGGTTTAGTTCCTTTTACGCTAAAAAAACAAACGGATATCAAACGTATTCATAAAAATATGCTTGACGTTTCTCGAAGCGATAAAGAAAACTGGACTACATCAGGTTTTTATACCGCGGGGTTCTGGTCGAGATGGCTCTTATGGAGTCACCCTGAAATTGAGGGCGCTAAGAAAGTTATAACTACGAAATTTGGTTTAACTTTTGTTTGATACCACGCCTTTCGAGATTGGCCTTTAGCGCCATCATTAAATTTGCGCGTGGTTCGAGTTTCACGGGTCTTTGTGGAGCCCGTGGTGGGACCGGTGGTCGTGGAGCCTGTGGAGCCTTTGGAGCCCGTGGAGCCTTTGGAGCCCGTGGTGTATCCGGTTCGAGTGAACGTAATAAAGATTTACACGTTCGTAAAAGTTTTTTTGATTCGCGGACCTGAATTTCCAAAGATGGCGCACGTCGTCTTTGAATTTTCATTTTAAGTTCATTTTCAGTAAGAGAAACACGTTTTCCCTTTACCTTTTTCGTTATACGAAGGCCGAGGCGTTTTGCTTCATTTTTCAGGGTATCAATCTTCATTTATAATATATGACATTAAAAAAAGTCATCGGTTCTATACAGTTTCGTCTGGAATGAACCTGTTTTACCTAAAACCGAAACAGATTCATTACCATAAAGTTCTTGACACCCGATATCGTCCATACAATCGCGGTTATTGAGTGTTACCGGGAGTGGGTATATTTGCTCACCTGGTGTTGTCGTATAATAATGGTATTGATCACGTCGTCCCCTGACTTCTTTACCGTATAAAGGTAACGTCTCTTCGTCCGGGCCTACAAGAAGACCCATTTGTTGGACATACCCTGGTTTATACTCCTTAATTGGCGGTTTGCGGAATTCGCGTTCCATTGGTATCTGAACCGGAACTTCGACCGGGACACCTACGGGTACACGGACCTGTTTATTAACAACGATAGGGTTACGTATTTGGTACACTATTACCGAGGCGAGAATGACGAGCGCAATGAGCAATATTTTTTGTTGCGTTTTAACCTTCATTTATATAACCAATTATTTTTTATTAAACAAGGGGCCTAAATCTATGCGTCCGAGTCTAAACTGTACGAGTAACCAAAGACCAAATAAAAGTGATTTTAACAATTTGTTTGCTTCATTATCGTCCATCTTATAAATTGGACCCACGACTCGACCAAAAAATGTCTCATCTTTACTATTGCCCGTCACGTACATTTCCATTTGTGTAAGTGCGCACGTATCGTCATTTACCGACCAATGAAAAAATATAAACGGAACAAGAAGTGAGTAAAATTCGAGGTTATGTTTATTCTTCATGAACGGAACAATCAACATCGTTATGAAAAAAAGTAAGTGAATGAAGAAAATAATGTTCATATCTATTAGTATGGACAGAGAAAAAATAAAACTTCCAAAAATATGGCACCCACAACAAGAAATCATACTTAAATCGTGGGGTGAAGCCGCTGCCTGCTATAGATTCATGAACTATCAAGCATATCTCATGTATAAAAAATTGAGTATGCGGTTTACGTTACCAATTATCATTGTGAGTACGATGACGGGTACGGCAAACTTTGCTCAGGATACGTTCCCTTTATCTATTCGTCCCATGGTTCCTGCGGCTATTGGCGGTCTAAATCTTATTACCGCAATCGCGACAACAATCATGCAATTTCTTAAAATTAATGAACTTATGGAAGGTCATCGGGTCAGTTCAATTCAGTACGGTAAACTCTCGCGAACAATTCGTCTCGAATTAACACTCCCACTTGCCGAGAGAACACAAGACGGTACTATCATGGTTGAAAACTGTCGCGCGGAATACGATCGTCTTATCGAACAATCACCACCGGTCCCCAACAGCATAATTCAGGCATTTGAAAGGGAGTTCCCAGACGATAACGTATTCTTCAAACCAGAAATCATGCATATACAACCTATCATACCGTTTAAGGCTATCGCGGAAAATTCTATCATGACAAAACTTAAACAGGCCGCCCCGGGAAGTGCGATAAAAAACGAATTAAAACACGAACTTGATGCGATACGAGGAACTGTTTCGGCGGTTAAGAGAACTGTCAAGGCCGATATCGAAGGTGTAGAAGAACGGAAGAGTGAGATAGCAAGTTTAAACACGAAGGGACTCGTAAGTTTGAAAGGTGATCTTATGAAAGAATTACGTAAGCGAACAGAACTTATGGAGGTCATTACAGAATCACCGAAAGACGATTCACAAGATACGCCACCATAATAAATAGCGTAAAGTTAAAGA